GAGATTCCAGGAAACGAATCCATCCGAAGCATCCAGGTCTGCGTGATCAGCCGGATCCGGCAGTACTTTTCGCAATCCTCACGAGCTGCCGCCAGGAGCCCAATCAACTTGGCATCCCGCGTATGGTCCGAGGCATCGTCAAGCTCAAGAAAATCCTTAAACTCGCTCAGACTTACCGGCTCAGCCGCCGGCGGCGTGATCAGGCGAAGCGCTTCGCTCACTTGCGACCGCCTTTGCCGGGTCCAGCCGCCCGCGTTTTCCTGGGCTGCGCAGGCGCCGGCGCCGGCTCGGCGAACGGATTCTCCGCGCGGCCGCTCGCGAGCAGATCCCGAGCAACCGTAAATGGGAACTCCCGAATCTCGCCGGCATAGCGGCCGATTTTTACCCGAAGAAACATGGAAACCTCGAAGCGTTCAAGAAATTGGGGCAGCCATTGAAGCTGCCCCAAGGAGTGAGGTTGAGTTAGGCGGTGACCGTATCGCTCTGCGCGCCGGCATAACGCGCGCCGGAGAGAATCGCGACAGCCGAAGCGATAACCGAGTTGGAAGTGTTGGCGAGCGCGAGCTGCACATAGGTGCTTCCCGCGGGGAGCTGATCGGCATCCACTTCGATCACGTAGAAGATGCCGTCAGCAGCCGCTGGAGTGAAACCTGACGTAGTTGCCGCGACCTTCGCGCCCAGCACATCATTCGCAGCGCCAGCCGTCTCCTGCTTGTAGACGTTGAACGCGATCGCGGCCGCGCCGGCGACGTTGGATCCAACGGCAGCGGTTGCAGTACCGGCCTTCACGGTCACTGCGCCGGGAGCCGCAGCCGAAACACCAATTTGAAGGATGAAGGTGATATGGCCGTGATGCGCCATTTCCACCGCCTGAGAGGTTGTGCCTCCCGTGATGTCTACCGGAGGCAGCACGTTGACTACGTGCGTATCCTCGGCAACGTAAATGCCATGCGCCATGACGATGCCTTTTCTTCCGCCCAGAGTGGAACGGAGCACTGGAAGCGCGAGGCCCGTCGCCGGGCCCCGATGAATGAAGGTTGAACTGGATTACGAGCGGGTCGAGAGCGCGATGAAGGGCGAGAGCGTGTTGCTCCCGTTCTTCGGGGTCAACGGCTTCTTCCAGTAAGGCTGCCCGTCATGCCGCACTTGCCACCGGAACGCTTGCTCGCCCGTCAGGAAGGCCACGTGGATCGAAGTATCGATCTTCGTCTCCCCCTTGGTTGCGAAGCAGTATTGCGTCATGTCGGCCAGCACGATATCGCCCGGCGTTCCCACCGTTGCTGCATATTCCACGGGGATTACAGGCCGGCCCATCATCACGCCATATTGCCCATTGTTCCCGCGCTCGCCTGGCGCCGTGTAGAGCAGCTCGACTGCGGTTCCCGAACCACGCGTCAGGTTCCAGAGCTGATCCTCTGTGTCCTGGTTGATGAACCATGCAGCGTTCATACGCGAGGGCGCCCACATGCGCTTCCACATGTTGAAGATATCGGTATTCGAGATCACCGCCCCGGAGTCGCCGCTTGCCTTCGTCACGGTAAGCAGTGCACCGGCGTTCATGAATCCGAGCGGCGCCCCCGAGCCGGGCCCGTTGTAGATGTTGTTGTCGATAGTAAACGCGAGCTCCTGGGGCACAACCTGATCAACGTAGGCCGCAAATGCTGGTCCATCCTCGAGCTGCTCGTCCGTCGCGTAGATCAGCGCGATCAGCTTATGCGCGATCAGCTCCATGCGCCGGAACTTCGGCTTCGTCGCGGTGTACGTCCCGGCCTCACCGAGGTAGTAGGACAGAATTCCGCCCCACCGGCTGCCGTCTACGCGGCTGTCTTCATCCACCGCATTGATCACCAGGCGATTGCTCGACATCGGCTGATTGAAGCACCGCTTCGCGATGACACTCGTGTCGTAGGTGCGCTGCCACACGCCCGGCGCGAACTCCGGAGCGATAAGGAAGCCGCCTTCGGAATCAACCGTCTCGTTGGCACCCAAAGCCGCCATCAGACGAGGATCCGTCTTCGCGCCCTTGCTGGTTGCATGCTGCTTGATCGCGCGAAGCTGCTCTTTCAGCGATCCCCACGGCTTTTCGGTCGCGTGGTCGGCGCCCACTTCGATGCTGGCGGCCGGAGCGTTGCGAAGCATTGCGTTCAGAGCCTCCTGGCGCTGGATATCACCATTGAGCGTTTCGACAGTCGCAAGATGAGCATCAAACGCCGTGCGCTGCTCAGCCGTCATTGTGGCGCCGTCGGTAATGCCGTCCGAAATTGCCTGGGCGGCCGCGAGCGCAGCGGCTTTGGCCGCAAGCAATTCACGCAATTTCTTATTCATCGTTTTCCCTTTCGATTGGCAGCCATCGCCGCCGGTTGAAGGTTGAAGTCGCAGACGTCCCCGCGTCCGCCGTCGGGCGGATGCAAACGTCACAATGCCGGCTTCGGCCGGCTGAAATTTAGAAATCAGGCGCGAGCAAGACGAAGGCGCCGATCGCGAGCCTCCGCGTCGCTCTTCGCCGCGGCTTTCGATTCGTCCTCGTCGCCATCCACGGCGATCGGACAGCCTTTGCAGCCCTGCGCCATGCCAGTGCAAGCCTCATTCGTGCATGCGCTGCAGTCGCCTGCCTCACAGGCTTCGCAGCCGCAAGCGCACTGCGCCGAACTGACATCTTCATCACCTGGATCGATGATTGTGTCGTCATCCTCAGCGGCCCGCATCTGCGAAGCGCTCAAGAGTGTCGACGGCGAAGCGGCCGACGATCCCGACCCAGGCTGCTTGACTCCATACTTCGAGAGCACTTCGTCGAGCGTGGCGATCCGGTCCGCCAGGCCCTGCTTCACAGCATCGGGAGCCGTGAGAACACGCCCCTGGCCATATCCCGCCGCCACAGCCTTTACAGCGACGCCGCGGCCGCGTGCGACTGCCTTTGTGAACATGCCATAGAAGTCGTCGACAGTACCCTGCATCGCACCGCGAGCTTCTTCATCGAGCGGTTGATACGGGTTGCCCTCAACTTTGTATTTGCCGGCAGAAATCAGCGAGACTTTCACGCCCATTGCGGCCAGGGCTTCAGAATCGTCTTCGTGCAGCTGATAGACGCCGATCGAGCCGGTCATCGAAGTAGGACTGACGCATACTTCGTTAGCCTGGGAGGCAATCCAATATGCTGCTGACGCACAAAGGCAGTTTGACACCGCGGTGATTTTCTTCTGCTTGCGGCCGTTGTAGATCTCGGTCGCGAGCTCCTCGACACCGCTCACTGTGCCGCCCGGCGAATCCACATCGATCACGATCGCTTTCACGTTCGGATCGTTCATCGCCTGGCGGAATTGCTGCGTAAACTCCTGCACCGAGGTTCCGCTGGGCCCGGAAAAGTCGCCGGCGTAACGCTGATTGATGATTCCGTAGAGCGGGAGCACTGCAACTGCGCCCGGAGCTCCGGCCGCAAGGCTTTTCGCCCTGGCGGCTGAGATTTCGTTGTCTGCGCGGATCGCCGCGATCACCTCAGGCGATGCCATGCCGCCAGCAAGCTTCATCTTGAGAAATGCTGCGATGGCTTCCAGTTTTTCCGGCAGAATCGCCCATACGGACCCATAAACTGCCCGAACAATAGCCGAATAGGACATCAGAGCACTCCTTCGACGGCCAGCGCCGCCAGCTTCGCAGGTTCGGAGATCGCGACCCCGTCAATCCATTCTTTGGCGCCAACGAAATCCCCATCAGAGAGAAAGAGCCTCAAACGATCGCTTCGCACATCGATAACCGACTTCTCCTTGAGGCTCTGTAACGGTTTCAGATGAAAAGCGGTGCAGATGAAGCGAAAATGCTCAGCATAAAACGGTGCAACCTCGCTTCCATCCGATCGGCTGTCGATGAGCTTGCGGGCCGCGCCGACTTCGCGGCGGACACAGCGCGCCGCAGTGTCCTGCGCAAGCAACTCGAGCTGGATGCGCGCCGCCTTCGCGTCGCTCGGATCAGGCGCGCCGCCCGGCTGATCGGTCGGCGAATCATCGTCATCATTCTCGGCGGCGTCTTCAGTGTCGCCCCCGCCAGGCGCGGGCGCAGCGATAGGCTTCGCATCGAGTGTTGTCCAGTTCATCGGCCGGAAATACTGTTTGCCGATGCCGCCCGCGATCGGATTCATATCCTCAAGCTCACGAGTATCATCCGGAGAAAGCCAACCATGCTCAATAGCGACGGCGTATCCAGCCATGCGAGTCGCAAAATCGGCCCGCAAAAACGCCGCCAGGGAAAACTTTGGATAAGCGGGATCGCTCGGATTGAAAATGTCGCGCTGTAGTGCCTGCTCCCACCGCACTGCCATCGGAAGCACGCTCTGCTGCGCATCCATGA